TCCGAGCGCATGACGTTGAAGTCGAACTCATTGAATAACCCACGCCCCGTATCTGTACCTGCGGACCGCACTGCGTCATCTTGAAGTAGGGTGTTTATTCCCCAGATATTGCCGTTGTTTACGTCAACATACCCGGCACCAAACAGGCAAACGCCATTCACCGTGGCATCGAGGTTCTTGATATAGCCAGCTATTCCGGTCGCGTGCTCGATAGTGCCTCCGGTAACGATATCGCAGACACCTTGCACTACATCGTAGTGGTTGATGTTCGGGAATATTGGCTTGTAAACATCATTTCCAGAGAGGTTGCTGTTGCGGTAGCTGAAGACGAAATCCTCATTCACGTGCGTTAGCGCGGCAGCAGTGTCCACATCAATCTTGTCGAGAGTCTCAACGAGGCCCCGTGCGTCGGAGTAGAACATAGTACGCGAGGATAGCATGGCGCCAACTGTATTTAATGCCCCCGTTGTATACACTGGGTCAGGAAGGACCAGTGGCTTCCCCGCTGCGACTGCGCGGTTTATCCCTGCCTGGACTTCGGTGGTCTCTATGCCAGTGCCGTCTGCACCATCGATGCGTACATTAATTGAACCAACCTGCGCTCCCTGACCAACTCGCTCCGCTGTCCACACCCGCTCCGTAGTGGCCGTACCTGCTTCTGCTTCAGCCTGAGAGGGGACAGCAAGGTCGGCCTGAGAGTTCGCTACGATAGCCTGCTTGACCCGTTGAGCCGTGAAGGTCTCCTCAATGGTCGCCGTGCCCGCCTCAGCGTCCACCTGACTAATGGGTGGCGGGTTGACCTCCGCGCCGGTAGCGATGCCAGCCAGCTTGGTATTCTTGGTGTCCGTATATGCGTTGCTCTCCACCTCATACGCACTCTTAATTTGAGCGCCCGTCTGGTCAGCTGTAGCAGCAGCCTCCACACCATCGAGCTTGGTGCCGTCTACAGACACATCTCGGCCGTCCACCGTACTAGTAGTAACCAGCGCAGCAGAAAGCGTCAGGCCAACGTGCGTGGGGCTGTCCCCAGTGCCCAGGCCCAAGTTGGTAGCCGAGGTGGCTGCATTAGCCACGTCCGACAGGTTGTTGGCAGCGAGCATGTCGCCCACGCCTAAACCCATATCGCCTGCCCTAGCAAACTTAAGAACAGCAATGTCAGCAGCGGTCCACGTACCAGCGGAAGCCACATGAGTCACCGTGATCTGTAGCCAACCCGTATTGTCCACGACCGTAGCCGTGATGTTGAACACTGCAAAGGTGGCCGGCGTCCCGTTCTTACGGATGACGATGGTACCCTTGTTGGTTCCGCTCGAGGCTCCCCACTGTGCGAGGTAGTCCGATACATCAGGATTGCCCACATCAGCAGTCAGGGCGTCAACAGCAATAGCCGTCACACTGGCTATCGTAGCGTTGTTGAACCTGAAGCCCCCCGTACCTGGATCAGCCATCGCAGTACCACTGTCGAAGGTGAACCTGAACCCGTCTGCGTTCTCAGCAGCGGTTTTAGCATCAGAGGCAGCAGCCGCATCAGTCGACGCAGCAGAGGCTGAGGAGGCAGCATTCGTCTCGCTCGTACCTGCGTTGCTCTCCGAGGTGGAGGCAGCAGCCGCACTGGCCGTAGCAGAAGCCTTGTCAGCAGTGGTAGTGACCACATCAGCAGTGGTAGTGACCACATCAGCATTCGTGGTGACTACATCAGCGTTGGTATCGATCTTATCCAGGGCAGTGGCAGCAGCATCAGCAGCCGTGCTTACCTTGTCAGCAGCGGTGGCTATAGCATCAGCATTGGTAGCAATTTTATCCAGAGCCGTAGCAGCAGCATCCGCATTGGTGCTAACCTTGTCCGCAGCAGTAGACACAGCATCTGCCGCAGCAGCCACAGCTGAAGCAGAAGCGCTGGTCTCTGAGGTTTTGATTGCCCCAAAGGTGGCAACGTCCGTATCCAGGGTCGGAATAGGATGGTTCAAAATCTTCTGGCCGTTCATATCCAACGGAGCCGTCATGGTATTTGGAGACGTACCATCCCTACTGAGAGTGTTCTCCAAGGCTGCTTCGATCCGGTCGTTGTTTTGCTTGCCTGTAAGAACAGCAGCTACGTCGTTCGCAAAGGATACGACATCTGCCAGAGTAATTTTAGCCATCCTTCTGTCCCCTCTTGTATTCTCTCCATGAGATGATGGTGATCGCTGTCCCTCCCAAACTTAAATCAAACAGTTGGCGATCCATCTTACGTGACATCAATTTCGAATACGAGAGTAGCATTAATAGCATTAGTACTCGCACCATTAGTGATGATCTCGATAGCTTGACCAGCAGCGAGAACATTCAATGATGTAGGGGTACTATTATCCTCGTCTCCTGCGGCGCTGCCGCTGAATGCAATAGTGATGATGCCATTAGTAACTAGAACAGTAGCAATCTCAAAGGTCAGATCAACGTCTGCTGTAGCAATAGCTCCATGAAGGATGCTTCTGATCTTAGTGATCTTACCTGCCACAGGACAAGGAAGCCAGAAAGATTTAGCAGTTGAAACATCAACGATTTCATATGTAAGGTAAATCAAGTTGACGTTCTTCACACTGGTCTTGTCCATAGAAGCGTGTGTAATCTTACGATAGGTACCTGATCCAGAACCATCCGCTGCGTAGAGAGTGTCAACAGACGCGGCTGCTACGCCCTTAGGTTCATGCAGCGAGGCGCCTGTTAATGCGTTATGTTGTTTATCAGCCATTTTAAATTCCTCAAAAGAAAAGGGGGATGCCGGTCAACCGACTTCCAAACCGTATCAAACCGCATCCCCCCTATTCAGGTTAGTTAATCAGTGATCGGAATGTACTTGATCACCACAATCGCCGCACCGGCGGTGTACTTATCGATGGTCTGATAACCAGCTGAGAAGTACAAGTCCCTACCAGCTATGTTGTTCGGAACCACGTCATCAGTACCATCGACATAGGCGCCATCCAGTGCAACGGTAGCACCCACGCTGTCGAGGGCCGTCAGAGCGATGTCTACATCGAAGCCATCCACATCATCTACAGTGAACGTACCATCACCATCGTCATGCCACAGACCCAAGTCTAGGGTCGGCACACCAGCCGAGGTAAAGGCAGCAGTCACATACAGATCGGCTCTGATAATCTGAGCCTTCTGTGGCAGTCCAGCTTCCTCATAAACAAGAGCAGCAACATCAACGTCCGTAATGTCTACAGCCTTGATGTTGATTACCAACTCTTGCTCCATCCCCTTAACAGAGACGACACCAGAGGGAGCTACAACGGCCTGATCGAGACCAAAACGAACGAGGAGACCATCATCGTTAACCCATTTGACCATGATATATCCTCCTTATACGTTATCTTCAGACATGACAACTACGAAGTTCTCAGGCCTAAAGAGATCGACACCCCAACGGGAGGTCGTAACATACTCTTCACGCTGCAAGTCCTGGTTAAACTGACTGTCCACTTCCGGCAACTGACGCCAAGCGCCAACAAACGGGAGGGTGTCACCAGGGGCAGCTGAGAAGAACAGATTAGCCTTGCCATTGGTTGTGGTGCGGGAGGTAATAGTCTCCGACGCCACGTCGTCGAGATAGTTAGAAACGAACACGTCGAAGCCATAAACGTTCTTGACAAACCTCATGCCAGTCGCAATACCAGAAGCGACGATACCTTCCCACATGGGGTTGGTAGACACGTTGACCAAGTTAGTCAGGGTGTTCAGCGTGAACTCCACCGACGGATCAACGATAGCAATCATGTTCGTGTCAGGAACATTAGCCTTCTTCAGTGCGAACCTAGCCTTAGCAAAGTCCGTCACAGTCATGTCGTTATTCGTACCAGCCGCGACCCAACGGTGAACAGCACCATTGATCGAGTTGGCATCTGAAGCAGTCTGTTTCGTTTGCAGCTCCATGATGTCCTCTTCAAGGGCAACCATGAGAGCGCGATGCTCCTTAGGAACAAAGCCAGCTTCGAGCTGAGCAGCATAGAACGCATCCTGCCTCGCCTTTTTCGTAATGTAGTGACCACTGGACTTGTACTCGGTAATCGTGAACTGGAATTCACCAGTATCAAGAGCACGGTACTTGACCGGAGTGTTCTCTACGTAGTCATCCGCCAGAGCCTGACCAATGGACGGGATGGTGAAGGTGTCCCCATCAGGGAACTCATTCATCCAGTTAACATAGGTCATAGCCTGAAGTTCGTCGAGCAACTCTTCCTTGAGCTGAGAACTCCAAATTTCAGAGCGGATCAGTAGGCCAGTGTTACTAGTCGTATTAGCCATTTACCTTCTCCATGGTGGCTCCTACTTATTTGTAGAAGTCTTCACCTAACCTTTCACGGTCTTTGAAAAGGCGCCTCTGTACCGCAGGGGAATAAAACTTAGCCTTGTTCTCCTTCCTCTGTATCATGTACCACTTATTAGTACCTGGGGTAGCTTCGGCACCCGATGAATTATTAGCTAAAGCTTCAGGGTTTATCGTAGACGTTGATCCCGCAGGCGTGGTCTCTTCTTGTTTAGAAGAAACCCCCATCAGATCTAAGAATGCCTTAGGAGACTTAGCAGCCATCTCACCCAGGTCAGCCTTAGAGAGACCTAACTCCCTACACTTACCCTCGATGAACTCACTAGCCTTGTCACCATAGACTGCCTTGACCTTGGCATCTGCTTCTGCGATATTCGCTGAGACGGTTTCTTGCCTCCTGCTTTCGCTAATTCTCTTATCTACCAGACTGTCCAAATCTTCTGGCTTCAGACCGGGGGTTGTGACCTCCTCTGAAACTTCAGACTTCTCAGGTCCCTTCTTCTTCATCTCTTCGAGCGTGGCTTCGGCTGTTAGCCTAGTGTCCAGCTCTGTCTTAAGAGATTTGTTCTGCTCCTCAAGGAAGTCAATGAACCTGTCTGCATGAGCCTTGCCTTTGGCTAGGTCATCCAGTCCACGCTCCTTTAACTTATCAACTTCTTCTTGGGTAGCAGCTACGGGCTTATTTTCTCCTGAGGGTTTCTCAGTAGGCTCTTGGAATACTGTCTCTTCAGGCATTGTTTACCTTAGTCCTTTCTTTGGGTTAAAGTTTTGATTTCGTTAAAGGCTCTGAGATAACCATTCAGATCAGCCTGCTTGAAGGGCCACGTAGTTAGAGCGTAGTCCTTCTCAGATAGGCGTGTCTTCTCAGCCGCACTGATCTTCTGGTTAATTATATCAGTTAGCCTGTCGAGGAGGGCAGAGCTATTGGCTATGTATGCCTTGAACTCCTTCCTCTCCTCTTCGTTCTTGATGTGGGATGTCCACATAATATGCATTAAAGGCCCTCTTCATCAGGCGTGATATTGGCGGCAGTGGCAGCCTCGGTGTCGAGGCTCTCCTGCCCTGAACTGATCAGCCTTTGGGTTTCCATCTGTTCGACGATGCGAACATTGTCGCTCACCAACTCGAACTTCTGTACTCCTAATAGGGTCTCCATCATCTTAGCGAGCTTCTTTCCGCTGATATGTGCAGACACAGCCGGATCCGTACCTAGAGCTGAACCTGCTATGGCTACAAAGTTCTGCAACATGTTCGCCTGGGTGGCAAAGTGCCGTGCCCCTATGGGCTTAAGGCGCCCGTTTGCAGTGAGATCAGATTTGTCTATGTCCTTGAATAAGACAACATCCACCTCGTCATCAAGAACACGGATCGTATCGTGCCCCTGTATGTTACGACGTGAAGTTTCGAGCATGTCATTAAGCAGCTTCTCCATAAACATAATCTCAAAGAAGGCTGTCTTATTCTGGAAAATACGACCTGATGCATTCTCTAAGGTCTGCACTTCAAACTTGGTCTTTTCACCAGGAGTGCGAATACCCATCGCCTGTTTAGGCGCTCCGGCAAACTCCTCCATCTTCTGCTCAAGGATGCTGATCTGTGTGTCAGCGTTAAGCACCAGTGCATCGGGTGACATGAACGATACGTCCCCATCATCACCGACAACAATTCTCTCACCTGGACCATACTCGAAGTCCTCAACAAAGCCCTTGATCTTAATGACAGGGTGTGCGATCAGATCGAATACGTCCGCCTTGAGGTTTTCGAGATGGTCAATCCTGTATTGCATACCAACCAGGTTGTCAAGAGGGCCCATGGCATAAAGATTATCAGGACGTAACCGCCAACCTACTGCGCGAAACTTGTTAACATTCCACGCCGGTATGGCGGTATTCCGAATGATGTGGGCTCTGTCAACGACCGTAATGACCCGATTGTGGTGTAACTCTGACTTGTTCTCATCCCATATATCTCCGTATAACTCAAGAATTTCCACCATGCCACTCTCGTAGTATGCAGTGACACTAGCGAAACCATCTACAACGAAACCATCATTCTTGTCAGCGTCGCTCTCATTGATATTCGAGAGTGCCTTCCTTACGTCAAGTATCTTCGTGAATATCTCTTCCTGGTATGCCAGCTCAGGCCTATCTTCCAGGTCCTTCTTGATGTCACCCAAACTCTTCATCGAACGGACAATCTTAGGACTGTCTTCGAAAGTAGCAGCCAAAGGGTTGAATACCAAGTCCAGAGGACTTATACGCACCAATCGCGGACCAATGTACTGTACGGTCTCTTCTCCACCCTCTTCCTTATGAACATCGTTGACATACTCAGTCGTAGCGTACGCATTACCATAGTCGATCCAATCGTAGACCAACTGACTGACGACAGCCCTGAAGTCGGACGCATCAGTCTTGTTCCGCATGTACTCTTCAATGACCTGACGCTTGCTTTCTTCCTCAGCGTCCCTGTCTCCTCCCTGCCAGGTCAGCCAATTCTCATTCGGGAACAGGGCTGCCATGTAATTGGCATGGAGGTTATCTCTAATCTGACAAATCTTAGGAGTGGAGGTACTGTTCTTCCAAGGAAGCTTCTTATTCGTTGTATCAGCAGTGGAAGTTTGGAAGATGTAGTTACGCAACTCCCGTTTCTCTCCCCTCCACGTTTCTCTTAGACCATTCCACAAATTGTATTTAGCCGCAATCTGGACGGCCAGACTATTGGGCTCAATGATCTCCTCAAAAGTAATTGTACGTCCGGCCATGTTTGATCCTTTTCTTTGGAGCGAGCACTCGGAGTCGAACCGAGATCAGAAGGGTGGAAACCTACTATGTTACCATTATACCATGCCAGCTTATCCAAACAATTCTTTCTTGAGCTCAGGGTTATCTGAGAATACAGTGGTTAGCCCAATAGCTAATGCCCTTACAGCAACCTCTTCCTCCACTGCCCCTTCGACTGTAATCCACTGGCCCCATATAGCATGTAAGATTTCATGGAGGAAAGTCTCTTTCTTCCTCTCCTTGCTCACCTTACTATCGAGCTTGATCTCCTGGGTAGAAGAGTTCTGTGTTCCATAAACACCTCTTACATCTGCTTCGTTACCCTCAAAGTCTTTGACAGCATACGTCAAGAAACCTACCTTCAGCTTATCCATTAAAAGGTTACTCCTCCGAATTTACTGTGAGTGGACACCTTCTTTTTGAAAGTGTGCATCCCGCCGGACATAGGCCGGACGAGGATGTCAATCGCACTCGCCAATGCATCCTTGATGTCGTCATGCGGAGGATGTGCTACGACCAGCTCGTCTTCTAAGAGCTGGCAGTTACCACCTCGATAATGCCAAATTTGCAAGTTCTCATATCTCGGCTGTAAAATAGCTGCTATTCTTTCTTCCTTACTGCCCTGTGTCCGAGTAGGCTTGAACTCGTCAATGCTTAACGCAATCCCGTTAGGCTTGATGTAGTTGTTTTTAAGGTCTCCTACGATCACACTTTGAGCGGCAGTTACTTCTGCTCTTAACTTCCTAAAGTCCCACTTGTTCTGTAGGGCCAGGACCCTATTGTAATACTCACTAATCTTGTCCGTCTTGAACCTGTCTATATCCAAGACATAGATGTTGTTGTTCCGATCTACACCTACAACTACGATAGCCGTGAAATCGCTACGCTTACCCATAGTAAAAGCGAAATCGATTGATGCTACAAGATTGATACGCTCAGCCTTGAAGAACCACAGTCCACCAGTACGAGACAACACTTTCCTGTCGTAGTATTGAAAACGATCTCTAGTGATCCCCTCCGAAAGGGGGTCGTTCGGGTCGTTGTAGTACTGCGCCCTAAACTGGGTACGGTTAAGGTACTTGGCTCTCTTCTTGGCTAGAATACCAATATCAAATCCAAACCAGCTACCGTCCGCCCTCCGTTGGCGAGGCCAGATGAACTCACCAGTTCCATCCCCAATATCCTCCACCTGTTTTTCAAATTTCTCATAGACTGGATTACCACCAATAATCTCGCCTTCATCATTATATATATCCTCTTCCATCTCAACGATGGTAGCATACAGGTCCTTCGGATGATATCTAGTACCCACGATCCACTCCTGAGCATCCACAGTCTCAATGGACGACAGCAAGGAGTATTGGCCCTCAACCTTATCTCTTCCCTCATTCGTGTAGGCATTCTCATAGACGACTACATCGTCGAGGACAGCCACATCACAATGAAGCCCGGTAAGGGAAGTAGTGAGGCCACCAGTAAAAACAGTACTATCACGAACATTCTCTTCACGACGCTTGGGATGATCGAAACAGATTTCTGAGTTAGTCCATTTCTCACGCTTGCCCTCTTCTTGGTTCACGTGGTCGGGCCAATAGCGACGGAATATATCTGAGGTAAAGATGTCCTTCAAAAACTTCAGTTGCTTCTCAGCCAGGTTAGCAGTGGACGACAGGTACAAGATACGGTAGTGTGGGTTCTTGGCCAAGGTCCATGCCACCCTATAAGCGATCATCCTACTCTTCTGATGATCCCGAGGCAGCAGTACAAGCTGATGGGTCTTAGAATTCTCTCTCTCCCACCAGTAACAGAGTTCTTCATGGATCGACCCGAGTAGGGTCTTGGGGTGAACAAGGTGGATGAAGGATATGAGGGAAGCTTCCGCGGCCAACCTGATCTCTTCTTTCTTCTCAGATAGCTTGGTCATGTATGTCTCCTATGGTTTAAGAAACGAGCTTAAGCCTTTTGAGGTCCTTCTCTACAGCACTCTCGACATCGGCCTTTATCCTGGCCTGCCTATCGATGTCAGCCTTCTTGGGACGACCCTTTGTTCCTTCCCAGCCCTTGTTGACCAGGAATTTAGCAGCAGCAAGAGCCTGCTGGCCCTCACCGTCTGCAATATCTTTTATTTGTTTAAGCCCCTCAGACGCGAGCTTCACTTCAAGCTCCTCTAACCAACCATCCAAATGTGGCCGAAACCACTTCTGCGCACAAAGGCGCTGCCAATGCTCATAAGAGCCGAGAACTTTCTTAGCGAAACGATAGCCTGTGGGATCATTAAAAGATATAAATAGCTTAGGGAAGGAGACGTATCCCTCCTTGTCGAACTCACTCAGGGTAAAAGGGGGACTAAACGGAACCTTATTGTTCCTCGAGGTTTGGTAGAGATACTCTACGAATAGGCTTTGCGTTCTCCACCTTCCTCTGTCATCTTTGTACGGAGGTTTAAGTATCATGTATTACAGTCCCCCTATATCCGTTTATGGAAAGTCGTTCAATATCCACCAGATGAAGTGTCTTAGTATCGTTAAAGGCTGCCAACACAGCAGCAAGAGGGCCTTCATCTGTCTTAAAATTCACCACTGCAAAATTAGCCACTACACCACAATTCTACTCCGATAAAGAATATGAACAACTACATCATCAGCGGCAGCATCAATAGAGTTGTTATCCAAAACTTGAATACTAAAGCCTGATGGCAACACTATTAGGCATCAGCCATAAGGCCGTGGTTCTTCAACACGGTTATAATATTATTAATCGCAGCAATCATCAAATCACGATTAGCAGCAGTGTCATACGCACCAGTAATAGCGCCAACACCACCAGCAGGGGCATTAGCAACGAGCGGCGACTGGGCCTTAATCACTTGCTTCCCGTCAACAGCGAATCCGCCAGCATCAATAGTGATGTTGGAACGGTCATCTCTCTTCTCGGGATGCACTAATGTTGGATTAGCCATTATCTCTTTCCTTTCCTAGTCTTTTTGAGGATTTTCTTAATCTTCCTCTTCAATGTCTTCTTTTTCTTACGTTCTTTCGGTGTATGACTTGGCATTATTAGTCTCCTCCTGGATCACCTGGAAAGGCTCCTGCAAAGGCTCCTGCAAAGGCGTTAGGGTTTATTCCTCTAGAAAACCTCTTTGCCCCTGCTATTTTCGAACCAGAAGAAGAAGAAGGAACAGAAACACTGTTAATAACCTGTCGAGATGGCCTAGGTTTACCTAGAAGTGATCTCCCTGTCCCAGCAAACCCAAGAAAATTGTTAGGGAAGTTTGATGGCGTTCCAAACTCACCAAACAAACTCACTAGGTCTCTTCCTTCGTGAAACATTCTATTTTTCCTAAAATTGGTGCCAGGGGAAGGACTTGAACCCTCAACCTGTACCGTACAAAGGGACTGCTCTGTATTGGAGCTACCCTGGCTTTATTTTCCCCTAATTCTAATTGGAATTGGAAAATCCCTTAAAGGGGCTTTCTGTTTTATCAATCTCTTTATTCTTTGATTAAAAATACCCTTCAGGTCTTTCTTCAGCTTTTGTTTCCTCTTAGGAGGAAAAAGCTTATCAAACTGTTTGTTTGTAAGAGGAGCCATCTTCTTGGGGCCAACTACCTTTGTCATACTCTTTTTCCTAAGCTCCTATATGTTGTTGGCAAGGGAGACCAGCAGGCTTCCATTACAACACATCCCTATAAACTGGCGACCCTGTGGGGGATTGAACCCCATACACCTCCTCGACAGGGAGGCAGCTCAACCATTTGCGTTTCAGAGCCTTCGTCACCGCGGCAACTGCCGCTAAGCCCTTAAGACGGGGTGTGGGTTCTTTAAGCGCCCGATTTATTATCCTTACCCCGACTTTGTGTAGCCCGAAAACCACAGGACTGTCTCAAACGAGGATGTTCCGCTTGCAACGTATACAGAGCCTCTCTCTTTCCCAGGGGTGAAAACTTTATTTTAAACGGAGGAACTTTATAAGGTAATCATAATCTCCAAACTTCCCTTAATACCTATCTCTATCTCCTGTCTATTCGACATGATGAACGAGAGTACAATCACCTCTCATTCCTATCCTATCTCTATAGCTCTACTACTATATACCACCAAAACACCTCTAGCGTTACAAAGAAAAAGAGAGAAAAAAGCTAACGCATTGAAAAGAAAGGAAAGAAAAATAAAATAGTTTGTAATTATTCGGAGGTGATATTCGGAATTTACTCGAGAAATTCTCACTGCGACAGTTTAATAGAACAGAACCCCCCTACCCCCCTTATATGCATTTATGCATACATGTTTGCGTGTAAAGTTGGGTTTATTTATATAGGTAGTTTTGTCCACAGATATACCGTCAATGATATATGTAATTGTAATCACATATATATCTACAGTTATAGTTATAGATATACGCTCACATATGCACACATATTTATCCACATGAATGCCCATAGATATGCACACATGATTAGCGACATGATTGAATGTAGATGTGTATGCATTTCTTATATTAGATTTATCAGGATGCCCCCTGTTAAAGCAGCATATATTCCTACTGAGACGTAAGTATTTAGTACATATATTCCTACCTTCTTCCCTATAATTAAGTGTTTCTTATGTTATACTGATTTCAGTTGATCGGAAAATCCATCCGATCAGCATAGGTGAAGTACAAAAATCCTAGGAGGTAGCCATGCGCTTAGGAAAGCGCGAGCGGGCTGCACTCCGCGAGAAGGAGGCTGCAAGGGCATTGGCCCTACGAAGGCAGACGACACCGGGACGATACGTGTCCATGTGGAGTAGGTTCTTCCCAGTCTTGAGGCCGGTTGGCACGCCTAAGCCTAACTGGTCCTATCGTGGGGTCCATGCCACTCGCATACACGACAAGCGGAAGGTACGACGCATAGCTGTCTAGTATAAATCCTTGTGATAGGTGACTAGTGGCGAGCCTAGTCGGAGCCTTACGGCACGGCATAGCATAACTGCAAGCCAAGCTAAGGGCTAAAGTCAGCTGGCTAGGTTCTCTACTGGTCGCCTTTCCTCTTGAAAGGCCATTGTAAGACCAGCTACGCGACCCGGACTAGGTGACACCGCGAGTGTCTCACTGTGTAGATAGCACAGACGGTGTGTTAATCCTGGTGACGAATGGCTTCCCACCTGATTTCAGGTTGGCACCTGTCAAGGGTAGGGCACGGCTGAGAGTAGTACTAGCTGACGGTCCACCATCTGTCAGACCTGGGA